TAGAAGGTTCGCAAAAATTACTATAATAAAGTATACTGCTCATTTAAATTATAATATTTAATTAAAAATTTATTTTTAACTCATTTTATTAAATAAAATTGAATTAATCCTATTTAAAAATAACCATAATATAATATAAATACAATGAGTGCCAAAATTGCAAATTTAAAGGAAGTCGACGACATATTAACCTTCACCCTTTCCGGGGTTGATGTGAGTTATGCGAATGCGATACGTCGCACAATATTATCGGATATTCCGATTGTTTGTTTCAAAACAACGCCCAATGAGGAGAATAAGGCGAATATTCTAATTAATACAACTCGGCTAAACAATGAGATTTTAAAACAGCGCTTAAGTTGTATCCCCATTTGTATCAAGGACTTGGAAATCCCTATTAAGAATTACGTGCTAGAGGTTGATGTTGAGAATAAAACAGATACCGCAATTTATGTTACTACTAAAGATTTCAAAATAAAGAACATGACCCTCGATAGTTATTTGGATGAAGGTGACTTGCGCAAAATATTCCCGTCCTACGTCCCGCCTACAGGTAAAGGTGAGTATTTTGTCGATTTCGTCAAATTAAGACCCAAGTTGTCGGAGGAGTTGCCTGGTGAGCGAATCAAGCTGACATGTGCCTTAACATTGGGCACTGCTAGACAAGACAGCTCATTCAATGTGACCGGCACGTGCGCTTATGGATGTACTCCGGATGAGACCAAAATCGCAGAAGAATTGGCTAAACGTAAACAGAAGTGGGCGGATGAAGGCAAATCAGAACCGAATATTGAGTTTGAGGCAGCAAATTGGAAGCTACTAGAAGGCTTACGTTATGTCAAGCGCAATAGTTTCGACTACATTTTACAGACGGTGGGCATTTATGAGAATTCCGATATCATCATAAAGTCGTGCCAAATACTGATGGACAAGTTTGTCGAGTTGAAACAGGTTCTAGATAAGGACCAAATCGAGATACAGCCATCGGATTCGACAATGGATACGAGTTATGATGTTATTCTAGAGAACGAGGATTATACGGTTGGCAACATATTGAATTTCGAATTATACGACACCTATTATAGAGATTTTAAGAAGCTGACGTATGTTGGGTTCAAGAAGATGCATCCACATGACACTCATAGTATTTTACGAATGGCGTTTACAGAACCAACGGCAGGAAAGGATACGGTAAGACAGATGTTGGCAGCCGTGTTTGAGACGGCATTCAAGGAAATAAGTCATATCAAAGGGTTGTTTGATGGCGGGAGAAAATAGAGACCGACGCCTTGTTCTTTAAGTTGTTTTGAAATATATATATATATTTCGGCTCTTTAAGTTACAAATTAATATATATTTCGGGTCCTTTTCTTTAAGTTATAAATTAATATATATTTCGGGTCCTTTTCTTTAAGTTATAATTTAATATATATTATTTTGTAAAAAATTGAATTTTTTTTACAAAAATACTGGTGATAATATAAATATAATATAGAGAAAATGGATACAAAATCATTAAAGCAAAAGGTAGAAATGGATGCCTCATTTGAACTAATAATAGCAATACCGGATTGTTTTGTAAGCCCCTACTTAAAGTTATCTAACGGCAAAAATGGACACGGAGAAAGGCGATTATATACGGGTGATAGCAACAGTAATAATGAACATATTTGTACAAAACCTTGGCTTATGAATTATCCAAGTAATTATAAAAATGAGATAGAATCGTTATTGGATGACGATGAGAAATTTTCAAAGTCTTGTGCTGACAGAAAAAGTATTGTATATAATGCGATTGACAGTTGTGATAAACAATTAATTACTATTTCCACACAAAATGGAACCGAAGATGTTCGAAGATATTATATTGGACCCAACAAAAATAGTAAAGAAAATGTTAAATTATATGACATTGTTAGAGTCACGGTTATACCTAAATTGTATTCTCTAAGATTAATAGAAAAAGAAGAATATTTTGAATGTAATATAATCAAAAATGATATTATCGAGAAAACACAAAAAAACAAGAAAACGTCAAACGCGTGTGTTGAATTTCTAACATATTTATCAAATACGCTTTGTATAGAAATACAGCACGAGCACAATAAAGGCGAATTTCAATTGAGAAACCCGAATAATGGATACTTTTGGCCAGTCGACGGCTACCATAATTGCCATTTACATAAATGTTCAGGCGACCAAGAAACCCCTTGTCAATATAATAATCATATATGGGAATTCCAAGGCGATTATTTCCACGGCAACCCTGAAAAATACAACAAAGACGACACGTTTCACGGCGTTTCTTATTCAAAAAAGCAAAATAAGGATTTAGATAAGAAGAAGTTTTACGAAGAAAAGGGTTATATTGTTAATATAAAATGGGAGAGTGAATGGGTTCAGGACAAGAAAACCATGAAAAAAAACAACATCAAATGGTTTTAATGTTCTAATCTTCTTACTTTATTACTTGTATCATTGTCTTCTTATCTTCTTGTAAATATTCAATATAGGTTATTGATGTTTTTTATTATTTCCATAAGAACATTGACAACAATACTATTTCCGGCCTGTTGATACATCCGGGTATCCGAAACTACTATTTTAAAATTATCTGAAAACCCCATCAATCTTAAACACTCTCTTGGTGTTAATTTACGCAATTTGCCATAATTAGTTACATAATTATCTACGCCTGCTCTGTGCATTTTATGGACACTTGATAATATCGGTCTAGCTATTTGTAAATCTATTTCAGGCTTCATATTAAATCCCTTGGTTCCACTTTTCAACACATAATCCCTTACACTATCGCTTAAATAATATTTTTCAGGTATATCCCTATATTCAAATACAAAATCACCGTGCCAATTAAACTGCTGATTCTTTTTTTGACATAATGCGATTTCGCCATTGATTTGAGTATATTTTTTCGTCAAATTTGTGCCCTTTACCGCAAATTCCTGACCCTTTTGCTGTAAATAATATTGAGTATTAACATTGTCTTCTAATAAATCTTGCATTTTAAGTTTCAGTTCAAGTTTGGGAGGTGGGAAATTTATGGTTATATTTCTGTTTTTATTTATGCCGATTAAGAATAATCGCTGTCTGCTTTGAGGTATACCGTAGTCGGTTGCTTTTAAAATGTCATAAGTGATATTGTAATCTAATTCTTTAAACTTTGATAATACATATTCAAATGTTTTCCCCGACTCATGAGTTGTTAATCCTTTGACATTTTCAAATATAAACATCTTGGGTCTACATTCTTTAACCACGCGCATAAATTCGAATATTAAATTGCCCCGGTCATCCTCTAAACCCTTTTGTTTCCCAACAAACGAAAATGATTGGCATGGGCTTCCGCCAACTATAATATCGATATTTTCATCAATGTATTTAGAAGCGTCTAATTTCAATACATCGTCATACCATTCGTCTTTTTGTATTTTATAATTCTCAAAGTAACTTTTTTTTACATAGGCGTCGATGTCACAAGCAAATACTATTTTATGGTTTATTCCTAATCTATCTAATGCATGCTCGAAGGCACCGATTCCACTAAATAATGTTCCAACCTTTAAACATTTGTCACTGATAGAAGGCGGATTATTATCTAATATTATATTATTTGTGGTTTTGTCGTCTTTTAATAAATCGGTCAAAAACGAATCATTATTAACTTCGCCTTCTACTTCTACTGCGCCTTCACCCTCGTCTTCTATTATTAATTCTACTTTTTTATTAGGTTGCGCCTTAACATTTATTAAATCAATCAATTCACCTTTATTTTTGGATTTACATTTATTAATTCCAAGCTCCTCACACTTAACTAACAGTTCTGCCTTTGATAATTTGGTTAAGTCCATTCTTCGATATTACTAATTATTTTGTTAATAATATTGGTTATATTACTTAATTCAATTTTTTTAATATGTATTTTCATTTCATTTCATGTAAAACCCGCAATCCACTATTATACGCCGCATGTAAAGACCCATAGTAGACTGGGTCTGTATATTCACCAGCAAAAAAGATACGATTGTCAATGTTTTTATAAACATTATGAACATCTTCATCTGTAATATTGGTGTCATGATATGAATATGCGCCTTGACTGAAGCAGTCTTCTTCCCATCGAGATACGTGTCAAGCTATAGGGTCGGGCAAATGTGGGTAGTAATTTCGCAATTGCGACAACATATTGTCAAGGAGTTCTCCATCCGACTGTCCAGTTAACGCCCATCCAGTTTCAGCGGGGCAAATCGCCTCCAAAATCGGCTTACCCTTCGAATACTGATAGTTATTCCATAGAATGAACGGATTATAGGTTAGTATCATTGGACAATTCGCAAACATATTGCCTTCTTTTAATGAATTTTTACAAAATTCCAATTGAATTTTCTTGTAAGAGCCCATTTTTATCTTGGATAAAGCATATCTATGTAACTCGTCGAGAGGTGGACTAAATCGTATGTCTTTTAGAGGTCCAGGCGGCACAGTAATACACAATTTACTACAATAATACACACGATTATCACTCGTTCTTATTGTAACTATATTGCCATTATCATTGCCATTGTAAACAATATCAGTTACAATCTTATTATACATTATCTTATCTCTAACATTGCTTAAAGAAGAATTTATTATACCATCCAGCAACGTCTTGGCTCCATTTTTAAACAAATAATGCGCACCACCATAGTCGCCAAATAACGCTTGTTGATAATTGGCTTCATTTAAAAAGGAAGTGGATACATTTTTGACACTGCCACCGCACCAAACTTCAATCATGTATAGAAAACTGGATAAGTCTTCCTTAGTAACTGCGTCTAAATCACATTTGGTCTCAGAAAACCCTTCATTCTCAAGGTCTACAAATGCCTCATAAATCGTTTTGTCCTTTTGTAAGCCTATTTTTTGCGCAATTTGGTTCCATTTTGCCGCCAATTGTTGGCGATATTCCTCGGTTAAGGCGCCTTTAGAGGACATATATTTAATGGACATATTCTCCGAGTGCATCCATGGATTACATTGGGCAACTGGTATCATATTATCATAGTCAATAAACTTGTTTAATGGGTTGTTCTCGGAACCATGTATCCAAGCCGCACCCATGTCCATATTTTGGTCGTTCGTATACACACGGCCGCCAATTCGGTCGCGCGCTTCCAAAATTAAAAAGTCGTTTGACAACCCACTTGCTACTGTGAGCCCTGAAACGCCCGCTCCTATTATTATTACTGGTTCCTCAAGTTTTATATATATTATTTTCCATAAACTATATAAATCCCCCAATTCATAAGCGCGAGTAAATTCCTCTATCTTAAATAACATTTGGCTAGTATCAGTATCTAATAAACTAACAATTGTATTCACAAGTGTTTTACCCTGTACTAACGTTTTACCATGTACTAACGTTTTACCATGTACTAACGTTTTATTAAAATCAACTGTTAAATGATTGTATTTTGCTTGCGTCGAAACGCTGTAATTCTCTATAAAGTCCTTATATTTTTCATTATATACATCAGATTTATCCAATAATAATTGCTTAACATTTTCCTTAAATTTTTTAAAATTCATTAACTGTGGTTCTATATATATTACGCTGATTAATACTTTTATGTTCTTTTTCCTATATTTTATAAGTGCCGTGAAAAGGTTTTCGATCCACCTTTCTTAAAGGTGGATCAGTTAAACATCGTAATCATGTCCATGTCAAATTCGCTTAGAAAATCGACCC